GTCATCGGAGGAAGTGTGCCTGGTAGATGAGCCTTAGGCATGTTAATTGGGGTACGAGGCTCGCCAATAATTCCAGATAGATCTAGTGGAGGTAGGTCTGAAGGAACTGGACGAGGGCCCTTGAAGCTCTTCTCGGCTTCAGTATATTTGGCATCTACTTGAATGACCTTGCCATTGTCTAGACGTACAGAGACTAGTCCAGTCTTGGCATCAACGTCAGTGATAACACCTTTACCGCGAGTAGCATCTCCAGCAACTACAACACGAGTGCCTTCAGAAGCAAACTGACCGCTAGCATCGCGAGGCTGGTTTTCTGCCTTTTCTGCTAAGAAATCAGAATCTAGCTTTCCGTCCCCATCCTTGTCAGCACCAGAAGTTGGATCAGCAGTTCCAGCTGCCGTCATGACCATGTCAATCATTCCAAAGTCTTCACCTGGCAGACCTTGAGCCATGAGCTCAGCCTCTTCAGGATCAATCTCTTCTAGAAGGACTGGTTGGAATGGGCGCTCCTGCAAGAACGCAGAAATGATTACAGCTGAAGATGGGTCAATAATTACGTGAGTTTTTTCGACCATGTCGAATGGGTCATCTAGAGACTTGTCATATGAGTAAACGTCACCATCTACGTGTCCCATGTTGTCCCAGCCGGAACTGTCCCAGACATAAACCTGACCATCAACATCTACCTTGTATAGGCGATCGATCCCAGAGTTATCTAGACGAACACGAGCCATAAACTCTGGGCCCATGTACGGATCTAACTCATGGGCAACCTTGAAAGCGTTTAGCTCTTCAACTTGGTTGTAGTCATTCTCTACGAATTCATAAGCGCCACCGGCTGTGGTTGCCTTCTTCTTTTTATTCTCGCGCTCAACGATTGCGGACGCCCAGCGCTGTGCGGCGTCTCCGCCCCAAAGAGCCCAGGCGATGCGACCATTCGATGGAAACTTGTCTTCGCCTGGAGCCCAGCCTTTGCCCTTCTTGTCAACTTCGTGACGAGGGAAATACTTTGCAATGTGGCGTACCTTCTCGATACCAATCTGTCCGCCCTTAGCAAGAGTGCGAGCAGTGTTTAATCCTACAGGAGTGCCGCCGCGCTTGTGCTCTTTGCGCCACTCTAGGGCTTTCTTAGCCTCTTTTTGAACCCCACCTGGGATTGTATACATGCGATCGTCGGCCACTAGTTGTCTCCTGGAACGTCTTCCAACTCTTCTGCGTCAAAGTAGACTTCTTCTAGCTTCTTCGCGAATGGGGCTAAATCTTCTACGGTCACAGTCTCGCCGTTGCCCCATGCGACTGCAGTCTTTGGGTACCAATCATTTACATCTTCTGGGTCCATGTCGGAAAGAGAGTATGGCTCTGAGCTCCAGTCATACTTGTAGATGTCATAGTCGCCGTTAGCAAGGTTTATGAAAGCCTCTTCTTCTCGGCTTGCTGGCTTCCAGTCTTTAATTTCTCGGTCCATGTTGGACATGCCAAAAATGCTATACATGTGAATGCCAGCTACCTCGCCAGTACTCTTGTCCACAAAATAGTAGATAGTTGGAGTGGCAGAAACCTCGAATAGTGACTCGTCAGCCATAAGTAATGATCCTAATCTTTGCTAGCTAGTTGGACCTAGCTATTATTTTAGCACGTTATATTTTAACCGTCTACTTTTAGCCCTTTTTAGGGCCTTCCTTGAATAGGCGGGTGTAGTAGATTTCAGTAAACTGAGGGTAGTAGTCCAGTAACTCAGCAAGCTGCTCTAGTGGCATCGTACTGATGTCAAGCTCATACTCTTCAGGACCATCTAACGTGTCAACTGTCACGTTTAGGATGTAAGTTTTCTTATCTTCTTCCACGGCTACCATCCTACCTTTATGCGCTCACGTTGTGTATGTACTTTTGTAGGAACTGCTTAAATTCCGGAGTCGCTTCTCCTGTAGTTACATACTTAGAGAAAGCCTCGGCAAAGTGCTCAGCGAAGCTGTCCTTACCGTACTCGCTAACAAATTGGCGCTTAATAGCTCTATATGCTTTGTTAAAGTCAGCTTCGCCAGCGAGCCCGCTCATTCCAAACATAAATGAAATTGCTCGGTGCAAGCTGTGGCCAAACTCGTGAGTTATAGTCTCGGCGTAACTGTTGCCGCCTTCAAATGTTGCTTTTGCACCAATAGGGCCAGCCTGAAGCTCTGGGTTAAGACCGATTGTCGAAGTGACATCCTTAAAGTCTGGTATAGCCGACTGCCCTACAAGAGAATCTCTATCTACAGAGTTGAATCCTACAACACGCTCTCTGATGTATTTCTCACTGTGCTTGCTGCCTAGAGCCTTATAGAACTGAGCAAACTTCTGAGAACTGCTGTGAATGAATACACGAAGCTTACTTGGGTCCATATTCGCAGGTAGAGGGTTGTTAGCAAAATAGTTGTCTAATTGACCAACTCCAAGCATGTAGCCGTCTAAAGCCTCTTTGGTTGTAGCGGGGACCGGCTTACCGCCAGACATCATGAAAGGAACTTTAATTAAAGGAGTAACACTAGAGTTGTTCTTAAAACCTAGGAAGTTAAATGCACCAGCAAGTATCCCAGTATCTGACTTTTTAATTTGCAACATGGTGCTATATAGAGACAGCCTTGCTAGCTCTGTTAGTTGCTGATCACTTAAGTTAGGGTACTTTTGGCCTAGAGCATTCTTAATAGCTTCTTTAATTTGAGCTAGCCTGGTCGAGCTACCAAACAAGTTCGCGGACTCTTCATCTAGCTCCCACCCGTCACCAAGTGGCGACTCTACAGACGCAATTAACTCGTTGAACTTCTTTTCTAGTTCGTCTAGAGCCTTTAGTTTCTGAGCACGATCTTTTACTAGGCTCTCAAACCCAAGATCCTTAAGTGGATCAGCTAGACCAAATCCAGGAGGACGAGTTCCTTCGGGGACGCGCTCAAATAGACTCTTAGAAGGAGTGAACTTTCCTTCAGAGTTAGGGTGAACCTTTATCTCTCTGGCGTTGTCCCCGAAGTCGAAATCGGGGTTTATGCTTTTTTTGGATCAATCTCCGTACCCTGAGGGTAGAACACCACAACTTCTTCGCCGTCTTCGTTCACTACGAGGAATGCAAATCCGTTGTTGCCTTCATTGTCCTGGGTCGGCTCAACAGCAATAATCTCGCCGATAGGCTCTCCATCAAAGTCAAGAAGAGTGTCACCTGGGTTGAGGTCATCGACTAGCTGAGACTGATCATAGTTCGGTTGAGGCTTTTCGACTACTGCGGTAGATCCTGGAACTGGACTTGGCTTCGAGCCTGGAGCCTCGATCTTACCTTGCTCGATGCGGCGCTGGGTTAGTGCAGCACCCTTTAGGTTAGGGATGTATCGAGTTAGCGGAGAGTTCTGGTCCTTAAGAATCTCTAGCTGTAGTGCGTTTAGAACTCTCTGGCGTCCATTAGCGTCAACTACTACAACGTAGTCTTGGTAGTCGAAACTGTCCTTGTCACTAGGAAGCACATTGAGGTTCTTGACACGTCCAACTACGCGAACAACGCTCTTATCTCCAACGTTGTTCTCATACTCAACAACCATTCCAGTTTCGATTGGGTTGTGACGGTCACCAGAAGCGTATGGGTTTGCGCGGTAAGCTGGGTCCTTCTCGCGAGAGAATGACTTACCCTTGGCGTGCATCGAGGCGTTGGTCACTAGCGCAGTGAAGGTTCTGTCTGCTTCTGCATCTTCTCTACCAGCAAAACGCTTCTTGTACTCTGCACGAATAGCTGTAAGAGCCGCCTTGTGTGCGCGGTCGGTCATAGGAATCGAGCCAAAAATCTTCTCCAAACGGAGGTAGATCTCGTTTAGCACTTCCTTGTTGGTTCGATCAGTGAATAGGGCTTCTACTGCGTCCCAGGTGGACTTGATCTCTGACTTACGGACACGGCCCCAGTTCTTGGAGTCAACGTGGTAGGTCTCTGAGCGACCCTCTGCCTGTAGCAAGGTCATCTGCTCGGCAAAGAACATCTTCTTCTTGTAGGTGAACCACTTAGCGCGTTCACGTAGGGAAGCATCCGGTCCAGCACTCCAGTTACCGTGGCTTAGGTTCTTCCACTTATCGGTTGTACCGAATAGACGCTCCATTAGGCCGTCAGCACCATTTGTCTTGGTAAATAGGGCTGTAGGAGAGTGTCTAGTGTCGTAGTGGAATAGCTCCTCTACTTCTCCGGTGTTTGGATCAGTCCAACGCATGGAGTAGGAGATAGCCTTCATACCAGCATTAGATGCTCGCAGCTCGAAAATTCGACCGTCTTTGTCCTTCATTCGTGCAAGGATTAGGCCTAGACCGTCTGGAGTGAACTTTGCATTTGGATACATCTCGGCAAGAATGTTCATCATAGACGTCGGGTCAGACGCAGGCTTTAGGTCGCCGTTCTCGTCTACGTAATAATCTGGAACACCGTCCGGACGCATGAGAGGTAGCGCCTTCTTCTTTCGAGCAGCTAGTTGCTGCTCTTCAGATAGCTCTTCGAACTCAAACTCTTCGCCATCATCGATGCGGTCGGCAGGAGGGAAGTTTGGTGGAGGAGTAGGAGCAGAAACGTTTTCTGGCTTAGTAGGAGCTGCAGCTTCTGGCTTAGATTCTGGCTTTGGCTTAGCTTCTGGTTTTTCCGGAGCTTCTGGAGCTTCTGGCTTCTGAGTCGCTGGCTTTGCAGTCTCTGAAGCAGGCTTCGGAGCTGGCTTAGCTGGCTTTACAGGCTTACCCTTCTTTGCCTTGACCTTGTAGAAAGGCTTCTTAGGGTCAAATTTAAATGTGCCAATTGATCCGTCAGCTTGCTGAAGACGTACAGTAGAAACACCACCCTGATCAATGTCGAACTTAATGTCGACAACTGTAGAGTCGTTTCCATTCTTATCTCTAATTACATCGCCAACGTTGATGCTGAATGGCATTGTACGCTTTAGCTCTGGGTCAGAGTCGCGTGGGTCTGCTGGCTCGTCAGTTGTGGCCTTGTCAGCATTTAAAATGTCGTCTAGAGTCTGGTCAGTGTCTCCGTTATAGGCAACATCAGCAAAAATTTCAGCAATCGGATCACGCTGCTCTGAAGTTTCTGGCGTAGCAGGGGCTTCTTCTGCCGCTGGCTTCTTAGCGGCCTTAGCTTCAGCTCGTGCTTTTCTTCTGTCTTCTGCCTGCTTTGAGGCCAGGCGGTTGATCTCGAATCCTTCTAGAGGCTTCCCATCCTTGTATGGAGGTAGACCTTGGTAGATTCCGCTGATGGTTCCGTTATCTAGCGCCTCTAGGAACTCGTCGATAGAGCCTAGGCCTTCGCCACCTTCCGCTGGATCAACAGGAGCTGGACCCTTATAGATATACCCGTCGTAGTCGCTGACCCAGGCTAGGCGAACCTTCCCATTTCGGATATAAAAAATCTGCTTGCCATCGTTTTTAGGGTCGCTCAGCCATTTTTCAGTTGCAGGCTTAAGCTCTGGCTCTACATCTGCAGGAGTTTCTTTAGCTTTCTGCTCTTCTGCCTCTACAGACTTCCTATATTCTTCGTGTTGCTTTGCTTCGTTAGAAGCTGCACCTTCATTGATAAGGCGGATGTCATCCTCTGTGATGTCAGAACGTTCCATCTGCTCGAGGGTAGGTAGGAGTGCTTCCTGATCTTTGTCTAGCTGAGGCTTGTTTTCGATGCCCTGCTCTTCTAGGAGCTTTTCAGGCAGAATAGCCTCTGAGATGCGAACGTTAGCAGTGTCTGCGCCATAGATTCCGTCTGGAACATCTTCTTGCCCTTGAACTAGAACACGGACGCCATCAGGAGTACCAGTAGATCCAACAGCACGACCAGGAACGCTAGCGGTCTCGCCGCGCTGGTTCTTGTAGAACATGCGCAGCTCTGCGCCCATCTCAATCCACTGACCAGCATCCTCGCCGACCTTCTCACGTGGCTGTACTCTCCAGAAGCCCTTGTTAGCACCGTCGTTAAAGCCAATAGAGGCTAGTAGGGCATTTAGGCGCTGATGTAACTCGTTAGGCATGGATATCCTCTGCAGATGCGGGTATAAATCTATTTAAAATTTTACCCTATTAGCGTTTAGTCGACTTTAGAGTAACGTGCGACTAAGTCTTTTAGCTGGTGAAGAGTCTTAGAAGATAGGCTTCCGCTAGAGATAATTGCACGCAGTCTTGTGGTTGCATGCATAGCTCTAACGTAGTCCTCGCTCTCGGAGAAGGCAGTCAAAACTGCATCTCTAGATGAGTTATCGAAATCTGAAGCTCCAGCTAACCATGTAGCAGAAGCAGTAATTGAAGGCTGGGTCGATGGGTGACCTTCAGGCAAGTAAGAGCTATACTCTGACAGTTCATCAGCATCCTCACTCTCGCCCTCCGTGGCATACTCAGCAAAGCTGTGTAGTTCCCAGAGTACGGCACTGTAGAGTTCTTCGTCTGATAGGTAGTCATACTTGTCTGCTGCATTCCTAGCTACAGCGTAAGCACTCTCCTTGGATACGTGACGAGAGACTCCGTATTCGGAGTTGACTGTATCTACTAGATAATCAATAGAAGCTGATGAAGGCACGCAGTTTGGGACGCGCTTACCGTTCTTTTTCTTCATGCCAACCTGAACATATCCAGACCAGCAAGGGTCGTCTTTATCTTTTTCTAGGGCAGCAGTGTCAGCACTAGCAGTCACTGTTCCGTCCGGAAGAACGGCAAAACGGCATAGGCCATTCTCTTCTGTCTCGGCAACGATCACCTTGCAGCCGTTAGGGGCTTCCCAGAACACGCAGTTGCCGCACTTAACGCCGATCTCTGCATTTTCAGCATTCTCTTTAGCAGAGGTGTAGCCAGCCCAGACACCAGTGTTGTCATCATTGAACTTGCCATGCTTCTCAACGATTTCAAGCAAAGCATTGGCTAGGTCCTGCTCTTCTGGAACAAGAACGCCAGCAGCCTTGAGTGACTCCCTAATGTCTTCCTCCTTCAACACTTCAGCTGGAGCAGCAAAGCCGCCAGAGGCGTTTACAACAGTTTCAATGTATTTGGACATTAGCGAACTCCTAGGAATGCCTTGATCTGCCAGTTCCACTTCTTGTGGGTGTCAATACGTCCTGCTAGAAAATCCATTAACCCCTGCTCGTTGCAGTGGCTAGCAACCTCGAATGCGCCTAAGTAGCAGTCAATGAGGTGCTGATTTACACGTAGCGCTGACTCCAAAAGGAAGCGGGAAGACGATCCGTCCTGACGCTCCTCGTGGATACAAGTCATTTCGCAGAAGTCTGTCAGAAGATATGGGGCTGGGTAGCCAACCTTGAGGATGTTCTCTGCTAGAGGATCTACAGAAGACTCAAAGTCATCGTATAGCTCGCCGAAGAATTCGTGGTATTCACCGAAGTCTGGGCCCATAACATTCCAGTGGTAGCCCTGCATTAGAAATTTTGCAGTGACTACGTCTGAAAGTAGGTGCGCTAGTTTCTCGGCTAGCTGTGGATTTTGCTCGTGCATATTACGCCTCTGGTTCTGCTAGTGCTGGTGGAGTAGCTGGAGCCGCAGCAGGGGCTGCTGCAGGTGCTCCAGTTGCCTGCTCAAGAATTTGGTTTACATCTGAAGGAATCGGAGCTCCAGTTGCAGCAGAAGCCTGAGCTCTAACATTCTTCATAACTTCCGGAGAGAATGCGTTAAGCATAGACTCGGTCAGCTCTGGAGGGATTGCTCCCTTTGTGAGAACTAGACGAAGTGCAAGCTCTGTAGAGTCTGGGGCATCTGCTTCAGAGAAGCCGTGAGCGCGACGCCAGGTGTCGAATGAGATTGCCATCTTGTCGAAGCCCATGTCTGCGTCAGCTGCACGGTCATTGCGAGTAGCCACCTGGCTTGGGTCATACCAGATCTGAACCTTAGCAACTTCGGTCTCTGAGTAGCCGTTAGCAATTAGGTATGGACGCAAGTACATAACAGTCAAAGCATCAACGATTAGTAGCATCAGAGGCTCAATGTGTGCCTTGTAGAGTGCCTCATCGATCTGTAGCGCGTTAGAGTACTTAACGTTTGCCAAACCCGTGACAACATCCTTTGGAACGTCTAGACCCTGCATGATGCGCTCTAATACACGGTCAGCACGCTGAGCAAGAGCTGGGTCGAATGAACGCTCAAACTTGAACTGCTTAATCTTGTCGCCAAGTTCTGCAGGACCACGAATAATTAGAGGAACAACAGCGGATGCGCTGTCCTCGTCCTTAATCGGAGTGGTCATAGCATCGATTAGCTGGTCTTCGAAGTCGTCAGCAGCTTCCTCCGGGTTGTACTGCTCGTTGTAGTTACCCTCTTCGTCGTATGGGTAGTCTGGGTCAGGCGACGCAGCAACTGATAGACCATCTGGAAGGTAAAGTGCACCAGCGTTAAGGCGAGAACGAGCAGTCGCACGGAATGTCCTGTTCAAAAGTAGAAGCTCGGCGCAAAGATCTAGTAGGCCGCGCAGAGACGAGTCTGACTCCATTGAATAGCGAGGATGTGAGCGCCAAATGCGACCAACAAATGCTCCGCTTGGCAGTCGAACAATGTCCTTACTGCCTGCGCTCATGGTAGATGCCATAGAGTTTCCACCACCAACGTCACGACGCGGGTTGATGATGTAGTTACCCTTCTGATCAACCTGTAGCTCGTCAACTGAGCGGATGTCCCATGATTCAGGAAGACCAGAGCCAACGCGCTCCGGCACTTGTACTAGGTAGCACTCACCAGTAACCTGCAAGTTAAGGGCTGCATCCTTGAGGAGGCCAGCCTGGCCACCGTAAGCAGAGTCCAGACGAGATAGAGCACGCTCTGCAGCCTGTGCAAGTCGTTCGTCAACAATGTCGGTGTTACGGATTGGAACTGGAGTCTCTGCAGGGTTGTCAACAACTGCAGCGTAAAGACGAATACGGGACACAACAGACGCAACTAGGTTGAAGGCGTACTTAACTTCACCGATTGCATCGTAATATTCCCAAGCCTCAGTTTGCCACGATGTGGAAGCTGATTGACGGCGAGACTTGAAGTACTCTGCCTCTGATTTGTCGTCAAGCTTGATCTGAGCAGCGGCTGCAGTCAGTGGACGGGGCGCGTTGAAGACCTGTGGCTCGGCATAGACAATGCCAAACGAGTCGATGGAGACTCCAGGTGCAACGCGAGTCGCGTTTCTAGGGACGCTTGAGCGAATGCCCTGACCTGATGCCTTCTTAGGCTTGTCAGATTCTTTCTTAAAAATACCCAAGGGGGTCTCCCTGTTCTATCGTTCGGCCCAGACTGAGAGCAGTCCAACTACGGCAGATAAGGCCAATACTAATGATACCACAAACGTCAGTTGAGGTAAGATTGACGCTCCAATTACAAATGCTAGTGACACCCAGAAGCCGGTACACCAGTTACATGTAATCAAATAGCCAATTTTTGTGTTTGGTGGGAACTTTTTCCACACTTTTGTTCGAAAACCATCAGCAATTGCATCTGTTGTGATGATGTGTGTGAGTCGATACGCACCTAGTGCAAGAATTGCAAAGTTAATCAACGTCATTTCCATAATTAATCCTTTATAGAGTTTAAAGTCTTGTATGGGTTCCATCCGCGAAGTCTAGATCCGCACCCACAGGCAGTGTCTTTCTTGAATACTAGCATTTTGCCGCTACTTGTCACAACTCTACTGTCCTTTTTAGGGTCTGAAGAGATATCTATCGTCTCATACCGCTCTTGGAATACGATTTGAGGGCCTGGATTACCGTCTTTGGCAACAATTATGGCTTCATCGGTCAAAATTACGCGGGTAATCTCTAAATACTTAGCTCCTTCAGTTGGAGGGTCAGATTGAAGAGTCCCGATGTCGTCTGTGAATCCGGCTGGGACCGCTACAAGGTGGCATGGAAACCTGTCAACAATAATTCTGGTCATTTTATCGCACTCGGAAGATTCCGCCACCTCTAGATGGCTTTACTCCAGGGATTTTGCGATCTGCAAGGCTTCTAGCACGGATTTTTCCGCCCGAGAACCCTGGTGGTGGCTTAATTAGAAGCGCAGTGAGCGCGTGGACCAGCGCATCGACGCGGTCTGGTGACTTTGAGGAGCTTTCTGGGATCCAAGAGTACATCTGAGACTCTAGGTCTTGGTGATAGCCAACGTGGTGGACACGTCCTTGCTCATACGCAAGAACAATTGGCTCAGCGCGAAGGGCTTTTCCATATTTAGAGTGGACTTCTAGAACTTTGATTGATGGGTCAATCGAGAGGATAGCGTTTCGAACGAGTGCGCCACCCTGATTAACTTCGGCAACGACGGGACAACCCCACTTACGAGCCATCTCAACAACTTTACGGGCCCAAGTGTCCGGGGATCCATGAATTGAAGCGTCTTCAAGAACCCAAGCATTTCTCTTATAGAGGTCGTGGTCTGCAGTCGACGCAACAACGACAATTCCGCATTCGTCTCGCGGGTTCTCAGCAACAGAAGGGTCCACGCCGATAACGCGTAACGGAGTACTAAAAGGGTAAATCGACTCTCTAGCTGATTCAACCATTTCTTCATTCCAAAGTGCTCCTTCAACGTCGTCAAGCATCTCACCGTAAAGTTCCTGGCGAGCTAGGGTTGTTCCTTCATAAACGCCCATAATTGTATCTAGATATGCGCCAGACAAGTTACCCGCGTTGTCCATTGTCGAACCACGGGTGACTACGACCTTGGAACCTCCCTGCTTGTCAGTGCGAGACTCTTCAATTAATTTGTAGAGCAGAGGAACACGCTTAGGTGTAGTGGTGCAGAGAATCTGAGGGTTCTTACCAAGACGAGTACCAACGCGAAGGTTATCAAAGGCGGTCATACCTGCAGCGTCAGGAGTCTGACGCCAAGCCGCGATCTCATCGCCCCATGCGTGAGTGAACTGAGGACCACGCAGACCGTCCGGCTCATCTGCGGTAAAGAGGGTGGCAGTATTTCCGTTAGGCCAAGTCAGACGGCGCTTCGATGGCTCATAGAGTGGCTTCTCTGAGGGAGGGGAAACGTTCATGATTCCCGACTCACCTTCAACGATAACGTCACGTACGTCAGCTGCAGTACGAGCAACAAGTGCAAAACGGCGTTGGCCTTCGTTTGTGTATTTAGCTTGCTCGCGGACCCACTCTGAAGCTAGGCGGGTTTTACCAAAACCACGACCAGCTAGAACTAGCCAGACATTCCAGTCATCTGTCGGGGGTAGCTGCTCTGGACGCGCCCACACAGACCAGTCCCAGACAAGCGAGTCAGGGTCGATCCCTTCGAGCGCAGCGAGACGTTCTTCTGGTGGTAGTAGCGCAAGCTGCTCCATAATACTTTTACCCATAAGGTACTAGTGTACAGGATAAGGCTTTAGCTATTAGGCTGGTGCGTTAACCCAAACGCCAAGAGCAGAGTTGTACTTGAGCACATCGTTGTTCTGAGGGTTGGTGATTTTTACGTTGTGAAGTTCGTCTAACTCGTAGCCGTTCTGCACCTTAACAAAAATTACTCCCTGATTTGGGTGAGATCTTACACAGAGTCCAACTTGCACAGCGTGGATTGGGGCCTGTGGTTTTGTGGTAGTCATGGTGCCAGGAGTTGTTCCTAGCCAAATAATCTCGCCCTCTGTTAGAGAAGAGGTGTTTATGTTGCGTACCAGGCCGAAGGTGGTTACAAAGCCTTCGGTATTTTTAGCAATTGACTCGGTTACTACACCTAGTGTTACTGACGAAGCAGCTTCGGCATTAGCTGAGGCCAGTGCAACAGTCTTAAAATTTCCGGTAGAGCCGTTTGAGTAGACAACCTGACCATCTGTCATATTTGCGTTAGTGCTATTGCGAACACGCACGTTCTGCTCTTGTCCAATCTGAAGAGTTACGTTACCACCCTTTAGCTGAAACTCAAGAGTGCCGTCTGTATTATTCCAGACAAGCTGACCAGGGGCAGCAGAGGGATTTAAGTTTGTAGTGTCGAACTGAGCGTACTGAAGAGTGGAGATGCTGGTGAATTCACTCTGAGTAGCGTACTTGTTTGGCTCTGCGATTGAGCCCTTGTAGACGTCTCCAACAATCGTGACAATGATGTCTTCGTCTGGCGAAACAACCCTGTCAGCTACAATTCGGTATTCGGTGCTTGAGTTAGATGCCATAACATATCCTTTTAGAGGGAGAGAGAGTTCTCCCTAGATTATAACATCTGCTAGTTTTGGCTAGACAACCACTTTTTACCGAGGGCGTTGAAGATCTTCTCGTGGTGTTCGAATGCAAGCATGACTTCCGAAATAAAAGATTCGGTTTGGTCCGGAGTCAACTCTAGGTTATCTAGATTTTCTCGGTAGTTTTCCTTGTAGCGGACCTTGTCATTGATCTGATCAAACTCGTAGAAAGATAGGAAGTTTGGCGGAATGCTCATGTTGCGCATCACTAGACGTGCGATTGCCTGTCCACCTGAAAGATCTCCGAGATAGCGCACGTAGTGGTGAGCTAGGAATCGAATCTCGTCTTTAGCAGCTGCAATATTTTTTAGGTGCGAGGTATAGGCGATGGTCTCATCTAAGACCATGCCCATACCGCACATTGACTCCATATCCGAAATGATTCGCTCAAATCGGTCGAGGCGTCTATCAAAAAGCGGAAGCTTAGTTGTAGTCCAGGACTCTAGCGTTTCGTAGATGGGTGCAAGCTGGGAGAGGTAGTCGCAGTACGCAGACGTACTTAGTTCACCCTTTAGCAGGGCAACCATGAACGGACTGTTCTCCGCGCTTTGGTGAGACTCTTTTGAAGCCTCTCTAACCATCGCCGATAACATTCGGACTCCTTTGTGTGGGGAAACTAAGTCTACCTTATTTGGCTAGACGGTTCTCGGAAATGATAGGGGTGTATACCTTTGACTTAGCAGTGATTGGCTGCTTGTAGCCATAGCGAACCAGACGGAAACGGAGTGCACCGTGAGTTACGCCGAGACGCTTGGCTAAGCGGTACAGGGTCACACCTTCCACAGTGTGAGCATGATTGAGCAGCTTGGTATACTCCTCAGCTTCTTCACGGTACTTCTTTCCATTCGATCGAACCTGCTGAGCGTATGGCTGTAGCTCTAGTAGACGGCTAAGAGTCTCTGGGCTTGGCTCAACATAAACCGGCTTTGGGCGCTCCGGCTTAATTGGTGGCTCAGGAATGTCGAAGGGTAGCTTAATAGGTGCGTCTATTGAATCGGACAACGAGATTTGGCGAACGCGCTCGCGAGTAATGTCACAAGCTGCAGCAACTGCCTCGTAAGTCCAGTGCTTCTCGCACAAAGACTGAATTAGGTGATCGCGCATAGTTACGTCGATCGGACCCTTGAAGAAATCAGCGATGTAGTCGGGGACCTGCTGGTTCTTCTTGATGTATTTGGTTTCTGTCATTGTAGTCATTTATTTCTTTGCCTGTCCTTTCATTGCTTGAAAAGGCACATCTGTGATGGTGATCAAATAAGTTTCGTCGGATTCAGATCTTGGTACTCCAACCACCTGAACATCGACAACGTTAATCATTGACTCGATTAGGTTTACCATCTTTTCCACTTCTCCGGTTTCCGCAGTTGGTGGGCATACTAGCTCCACCTTGCAGTCCAGCATGTCAAAGACGCCACTAGTTGGAAGTAGCTCTCTAAATTCGTCGGCTGAGTGTACTTCTAGAG